CAACTTCGTCAACGATTGCTTCGTTTTTAACTTCTTCAGTCATGATTATTTACCTAGTGTGGTTAACAGATTAGCGATCGCGGTTTTACGTGCAAGTGCATCGGCCAGCTGAGCCTTCTCTTGCGCGGCCATCTCGGCGGCGATTGCTTCGTTAGTGGTGACGTCCTCGACAGGTGACCCCGTCAATCCTTTCAAACCTTCGCTTATGAAGGCTTTTGCTTCACGACGGGATAGACCTGCGTCACGCAGTACCCGTTCAATCTCTCTGACGTCTGGATTGCCATCGCAATCCTTTACAGCACCGACAATCGCTTGCGCGTTTGCGGGGATTGTTACGAGACTCACTTCATGTAAAGCGATCTCCTCAAGCATGTTGACCCTTGTCTGTCGGTCGTATGACTCTTTAACGACTCGATACCCGATAGACATAGAGTGCAATGCTCCGTCCTTCAAAAGGTTGTATGCTTCATCAGCGTCGCGCACGCCTTTCGTGAGCTTGCCTTCCACATATAACCCTTTTGAGTCTTCTGACATTTCGGTCCAAACACCTATTGGACGCTTCATGTCGTGATGCAATAACAGCGACGGCATGGAGCCTTCGCTTTTGTGCTGTTCCAACGACTTGCTGAACGCGCCTTCAACTACGATGTCGCCAACTCGGTCAGTATTACCGAATGTGGAGCCGTAGCCGCTAAACTTGCGTTCTTCGTCGCTATAGGACTTGATGTCCAAGCTAAATACTTTGCGCATTTGTTTAACCTTCTGTGGAGTCGGCATCATCGCCGAACGTGAGGTTGTTAGATTGGGTAACGTAATCGTCTCCGCCATCACGGGGGTTCATGCCTAATTTGCCACGAACTTCGTTAGGGGATAGCACGCCCATCTCTAGTAGAGAGCGATAGGATGCGACTTCTGTTTCAATGTCACCACGTATCAGCTCAGACACGTCAAATCGAAAACAGCTAGTGCTTGTGCCAAGTAGGCTGAAGTTCAAGCGTGCTTCGAATTGAGCGAGCCAAGGAGAGATGGCAGACTTGTAGAAGTCAAGTGATTGGTGCCCGATGTTGGAGTATGTAGCTCGATCCAAATCGCCTATCATGTGGGGTGGAACGCGGAACATGCCAGCGATCTCACTCCGAGAGTACTTCCGTGACTCGAGGAGCTGAACGTCGGCAGGTGACATAGATACTGGCTTGAACTGCAGGCCAGATTCTAGTATCGCCACCTTGTTGGCGTTTGACGATCCGTTGTGATTGCTCGACCACGAGGCTTTCAAGTTCTCGAAGGCTTCATCGGATAGAACACCTTCGGTTTCCAGAACTCCACGTGGAGTGGCACCGTTGGTGTATACCGAGTTCGCATGATCGCGTGCGGCTAGGGCGTTTGATAGCAAAGAACCGTTGTAGCCGATGGGCGAGAGCCCTTGGATACCGTCTAGTGTGAGGTTCTTGAAGTGCAATATGTTTTCAGGCTTCGCTATAAACGTCTTCACGTTGCCTTCATCGCCAAGTGTGATCGTGTAGCTGATCTGGTTTTGGGCCATGATATTGACGGCGCACGAGTCGACGGGAAGTGGAACGATCTCCACAACCTTGCCTTGCGCGGTGCGCGTGACGTAGCTGTAGCTGTTACCACGCAGGCAGATATTGGTCACCTGCTGTTGCCAGAACTCTCGTGCAGTTTGAAAGTCGTTCGGTGCGTCTGATACGAGACTGTGTAGCTTGTTATCAAGCACTATGCGAGCGTCGCCATCCTTCTTATATAAGTAGCAAGGGAGCGTGCTGATAGTGTCAGACAGTACTTTAATGCAGGCATACACTGTGCTCAGTCGCATAGCCGCTTCAGGCGATACGGTGGAGCTGTAGCTGTCGCCTTGGCGAATCAGCTCCATCAAACGCGGACTGTCTACGTCCATCGCCTGCTTGGTTTCAGGGCTTTTGCCCCAGTTAAATATTCCCATAGTTGTACCTATAAGGTCCGTATGCCTCTCTTTTCGTAGGCGTTAGTAACGAGTCCACCGTTGATCTCAAGACGCGCGAGCGCCATGATTGAGGCGATAACGCCGTCGATCTTGTTGGAATGAGTTTCCTTCTTGACTTTAATGTTGTCGTTCGGGTCGGTGTATATGACGCAGTTGGACACCATCCATTTAAGGACAGGGTCACCCCCGTGAACGATCTTCTTAGACTTGATTAGCTTCTCGAATGACTTGCTTGGGCCTGACATCGAGGCGATATTTTGGCCGAACTTGACCATTGGCAGACCTTTGTCGATGAGTGTCGCGGAGAGCTCGTTAGCGCCGTATGGATCGAATGCGATCTCGCGGACGTTGAACTGTTCACACCACTTGAGCACGTCCTCTTTAATATAAGTGAGGTCAGTCACATTGCCTTCAGTACATACGAGACGGCCTTGCTGTCTCCAATCGCGATAATGCTCGCCCATGGCACCAGACTTGAGGTGCACAGTGTCTTCAGGCAAATAAGACTTAAGGTAGTTATACACCTTGCCGTCTCGCGCAAACTGGAGGCTTACACAAGCGAAGTCAGACACAGACGCGAGATCGAGACCCATATAGCAGGGCTGACCGCGCCAGGATTCAAGAGGCGGTAACTCGTCGTCGCACGCTTCCCAGTCGATCGTACCGATCCATGCGGCTGTCGCATTACGCCATTCGTTGAGTCGCTTCGTACGGAAGTTAGTCTCTGCGGATGGTGATTCGGCAGCTTGCTTGAACAGTCGCTCCAAGTCGTCTGGTTGAACGGAGACGTTGTAGTTGGGGTTGGCTTTGATCCATACCTCTGGGTCGCGCCAATCGTCGTCTTTGTCCATCGTGTATATAAGGCTGAAGAACGTATCGTCGTCCACGATGCCAGTACAAGTCTTGATGGCGTAGTCACGTAGTTGATACGCGATGCCTTCTTGGTTTGTTCCAGCTGTGGTTATACCGAATATGATCGGTTGAGCGCGAGCGCCCGACGCAACGTTAAGTACGTCCCATACTTCTGGTGTCTTGTGAACGTGGAGTTCGTCGACAACGCAGTAGCTTGGGTTCTTACCCTCAAGCGAGCCAGCGTCAGATGATAGTGGTTCGAACTTGCTGTTAGTCTTGAGATTGAATATGTTGGATTTGTGAACACCTAAATGCTTGGCGAGATCTGGACTGCTCTTTACCATAGCCGCCGCATCGTTAAATACAATACGTGCTTGGTCGCGAGTTACAGCCGCAGCGTACACCTCTGCCGACGCTTCTTTGTCAGCAAGCAGATGATACAGAGCCAGTAGTGAGCATAGTGTTGACTTGCCATTTTTACGTGGCACCTCGATATAAACTGTGCGGCATACGCGCCGCCCGTCAGGACGGAACCAGCCGTAGATTTGACAGATCAAGAATATCTGCCATGGTTCAAATACTACGTTTTCGCCAGCCAGTGGACCCTTCAAATGCTTGCAGAACTGTGCAAACTTGATGGGACGCTCGGCGGCGCTTTCGTCGTAGGTGTACTTGCCAGAGTCTCGCATGTCGACTGCCTTTTGACAGGCAGCCTTTATGTAATGGCAAGCTGGAATGGTACCGCTGAGAACGTCATTAGCGTATTTCCAAGAGGTTTGGGAAAAAGAAAATGCAGACACATTTGCCTCCGTAGGAGGCTATTGGCCTCCGAATGATTTAATCGAACGGATACCAAACGTAGCAGCCACACATCCCATAAAGCTCCATTGGAACCAGTCAGGTAGCTGACTCATCGCATGGAACGCTTTGATCACTTGATCGATCATTTCAGGATCACCCCATACGGCTGAGTAGAATATGACTATTAAGGGGGTGGTTAGTATGATTGTTAGGTACTCGTCCTTGAGCGTCGTTGACATACCTTCGCTAGAAGCTTGGTCAGCGGATCGCTCTCCTCGTATTATCTGTAGCTCACGCTCGTGCTTGGCTTCGTCTCGTCGAGACTTGTTCTCGAACCATTTGCTACCAAGACTAGCGAGCGCCGTGAGTATTATGTTCATGTTAACTCCAGTGCGGGTACGCCGCGCGTGATAGATGAATGGACCGAGGCTTCTCCATGTGCGCGAAGTCCAGCTCACCTTTGTCGTTAGTAAGGTGCTGAGTCCATCGCTTCACGTTTGTTAAACCATCGAGCGTGTCGTTAAACATGTTTCGTGCGTCGGCACGCTGTTGCCACGATCCCCAGAAAGGTTGCCCTTTATAGAATCCAGAAGCGGGTATTTGGCGCGACTCGTTCTCGATGGGTAGCAGCTCACAGGCTGTCACTTTATCGATAGGTAGTTCGTTTAGCGCCTTCGCGTATCGGATTGCCAAGTTCTGTGCCAGCTCCATGTATCGGACAGGCTCGAGTCGGCAGATGTGGTGGCGTATGTCGATATTACCGAAGTACACCTCAAGCTCGTCACATTGCTGTGTATTGACGAAGCTCATAAGGTCGCTACTGAGTGCGCCGTTCAGAGTTTTGAATGGAACGCTATTAACGGTCCAGCCAGGTCGGTGCATGGATATCGCGTGCGAGTCTCCGATGACCACACTCTTGTTCGCACTCGGGTGGTCTATGCGAACGGCAGTGTCTTGAATCCGCTGTAGGTTCTCCAGGTTGACGAACGACCACTCGTACGGGATATCTTGGCCTTTCTGCTTCGCCTTCTCCATACGGTCGTTCAGTATGCCGACTAGATCGGGCATCGCCCATCCAATCGAGAATACATAGCCGGTGAAGTTAGACAGCGCCTCGATGTTGCCGATGTGGCTGAACCCAGAGATGCCGCCGAACATGTTGACGGATCCGTTGTAGTCGTTGCCATGATAGAGGTACAAGTGAGTGTATTCGCGGTAGTCGTGTATCTTACCTCCCCAGTTGACATCACAGTTCCCAGATCGGTGTGCGATCTCAGAAGCGTGCATAGCAGCTTGGGCTCCTCGGTGTGAGGTAAGTCGGTCGGATGGTGGGTTTACAGGGCAGGCTAGCATGTTGCGTATCATTAGAATCTCCTCGATTAGCCAAGGAAGTCATTAAAGCTATCTATCTCCTTCTCCTCAGAGACAGATACTTGACTGCGCGACGCGGCTGTTAGGCCGTACTCACGGAGTAGCT